TGGCACTACTGAGATCAGTCTGCAGGCCGGAGTTTGTGCCGAATTGAACAGGTGTAGTCACGCCAAGATTGGCGCCAGCGTAGCCCAATGAGTTGCCAACGACGCCAACGAAATTTTGATCACCGGCGCCAAAGTTGAGAGTGACAGTTGAGTTTGTGGTTACCACAGGGGCGAAGGTGCCGAGAGGAATCTGGACACCTGGACCTTTTTGTGGCCAGGGTAACGCGCTGGTGAAATAGTCGTGACGTTTGCCACGCCGTTGAAGAACGTAGTCGGCGGGGTTGTCAGGGCCGTCGTCGCGATCGACAACTAGGCTGTCCTGCAAATTCTGGTCGCGATACCAGGTGTTATAGACGAGGTTGTATGCGCGGTGCCAGAGTGCGGAGTGAGTCAAGCCGGGCAAGCCGGGCGGGATGCCGAAATGGTCGGACAGGCTGCCGGTGGCGTAGCCGGTAACTGCTGGCGAGACCATCTGAGGAATCAGGAAATCGGTGCTATCGCCGGGGTCGACCTGTTCACCGTTGAATTTTTGCCAGTTGTCCCAGATCAGGCGATACGGGATGCTGAAAAATTGGGTGTCCATGGACATGTTATCCATGATGGGAAATATGGGTGTGGCGAGCCTGGCGAAGCCAGTCATTTTTAAGTTAAAGGTATCTCCGGGCAGAGCCTCGTCGATGTAGACGGGGATGAGCAGACCAGCGTCGAAGGTGGTTTTGTGACCGTGGCTACGGTCGAAGGATGAGCGCGGGATTTCGGCTTTTGGGACTTCGCTGAATGTGTGTTTCATCACCGAAGGTTGAGAGTGATTACGAATGTTCATGGGTGCGAGTCCTTTTAGTTGTTGGAAATGTAGCGAGTGGCAAGGCCAAGATTTTGAGGTGTTTCAGTGGTGATCTCGGAGGTAGAAGTATCGTATTCGCCGAGGTAATGAAGTGAGAAATCCTCGGGAAATTTGTGAATTTGTGTGGTGGGGTCATCGAACGCGGATTTGAATAACCGCAGTGCGGTATTGCAGTTTTCGGAAGTGAAAGGCGGGGCGAAAAAGTGGGCTTTTGAGTCGTGGATGCAGAAAAGCATTTGTTTCATGATAAATTCCTTTTTGATTGAGAGATTTTTGCGGCCAGGACAGTTGCCCGAACGAGTAATCGCGCGGGTGTTTGTTCGAGCCGCATTTTTTTTGTGCGCATCGCTTCTTTGCGATCGCTTTTTATCTGTTCGAAATGATTTGAGTCTGTTTTTTTGAGCCTTTTATCATAGTAACGCGGAGGTTTAGTGGGCCTGCCCTGAGAGATGCAGGTGTCGTCGGAAAAAACTTCGTCGGAGAATTTTGATATCCATTCCGCGCCGATGGCGGGACGAGTTGACATTGTGATGTATTCGGGAAGTTTGTCGCCGTAGTGCTCGGCAGCGAGGTCTCCGGTAACTTTTTTGAGTATGTAGGATGAGCAGTAGGCGGCAGTTTGGTGATTGACCTGGCCAATTGAGCAATGGCCGAATCGCCAGAGGCGGTCAAGCGTTTGAGATACGTAGAGAGTCGAATCATCATGTGATTTTTTCCAAGGAGTTTTGTCGGAAAAGTCGTGGCCGAAGATGAGAGCGTGATAGTGGGGACGTGAGAGTTGCTCGCCGTATTCGCCGCAGTGAAAAAATGAGATTTTTTTGGGTTGGATGTGTTTGCGAAGTCGCTTCATGAAATCTTGGAAGTGACGTTTCACCAGAGTGCCGGTGGCAGGTAAATGTTCGGGCGCATACGTGAGAGTGAGGAATGAATTTTCCTCGTGTTTTTGGGATTCGTGGACGCAGCGGATGGCCCAAGCTCGTGAGCGATCGATTCGGCAGCCCATGCATTGGCCGCAGGCGACAGACATGGAGCAGACCGAACCGGCGCTCTTAAAAGAGAGTCCACCATTTCGATCTTTATAGCCCTTAAGTGGAGAAGAACACGGCATTACAGCCGGATTCCGCCACGCATCGGGTTCGGGCTGAAATTCTTTTTGTGGCTGAGGGACGCGCCCTTGGAGAAGGAGCGTTTCGAGGCTTTGGCGGACATTTTGAATCGTTTCATGATTTCCTCTAAGTGGTTGTTTTATTGACATTTTCTGAGTTATAACAGAAAAGGTGTCAGTGGGCCAGTATATATCAAGTATTTATACTGGCCCGCTTCGCGGGTTTAGCCTTTCGGCTTTGGGTCAGGGGACGGGTTGGGCTGAGGTGTAGCCAGGCTGGGCGCAGGGGCGTCCGTGGGGGGCGGTTGGTAGTCGGGCCGCAGAAGGCCGAGTGAATGCATCTCGGCGAGATTGGACGGATCGTCGAGGAAGTCGAGGAATTGAGCAGGGGAATTTTGGAATCGGTCGCGGATTGCGGCGGGAAGCTCGTGGAACATGGATTGAGCGGTGGCCACGATCTGCATGGAGGACTGGTAGTCACCGGCAGTGGCGTCGCCGTAGCAGGGAGCGTGCTTGGTCACGAAATCGAGAATGCCGGTTTTGTTGTAACGGCTCATGATTTTGTTGATGTCACATTCATCCAGGTGGGCTTGTTTTGTCCTGCTAAGTTCGTGGGTGGGGATGACAAGGTGAGTGCGGTTTTTGGGGCCGTAGGCCGTGATGAAGTGGTTGGGTTTGAGGGTGGGATTAAGTTTGGTGTTCATGGGAAAGAGTTCCTTGTAATTGTGAAAGACCGCAGGTCAAGAGGTTTTGCAGGAAGGTGGTGTGGATTCAGTGCCATTTTTTATTGATTTTTTCGCGATCGCCGGGTTTACCCATTGGTGCCCACTCGGAGTCATTTTTGCTCCGTTGTGGGCCTTTTATGTATGGGTGTTTTTGGTTTTTTGCGGCGTCGCGAGCGTTCCAGCCTTCGCTGTAGCGAGGTGCTGGATTTGTTTTGTTGTAGTAGGTGTAGGATTTTTTTGCCGAGGTGAAAGCCTCGACATATTTTTTGGGTAGCGACTTGATGAAATCAGTCGCGGATTCGAGGGCCTTTCGGATGGGTTGTTCGATGGCGGGGAGAGCGTAGGTTTTTGCGTCAGAGATAACTTCGCTCAAGTTGGCGGGGAAGTTTTTGATTACGCCTGCGCCGCGTTCAAGGTGACCTTGGCCAGCGTCGGCAACTGCTTCGAGTGCATCGGCTTTGACTTTTTCCTGTCGGCCGCGTTGGGTTTCGGTTTTTGTTTGAGCCTCCATGAGCGCAGCTTCGCGTGCGGATGCGAGAGCTGGAGTAATAACATCGCGTTGTTCGGCTTTTTGGCCGGATCCGGCGCCGCTGGACGCGGATGATCCGGAAGGCGTGGAGCTGCCCATCCCTCCGGTTCCCGAGAGGATGGGGTTAAGGCCAGCCGCTCGGAGGTCAGAGATTTGGCGTTGGTGTGCGGAGTTGCTCATCCGTTCTTGGTAGTTGCGATTGATTTCCGCCTCCTCTTTGTTGAAAGCTTGAGCGTCCTCTTGGAGCGCGGCGGTTTGAGCGTTTGCAATTTGCGCTTGCTTGGCAGAGGAGCGATTGCCAAGAATTCCGCCGAGGAGAGAACCGCCAGCCGAGATGAGGGCGGATTCCCAAAATCCGAGTTGTTTTTTTCGCATGATGATCTCAGAAGTGATCGATCAGGCCGGGGACGCCGTAAACGGGCATGGGTCGGGCGCTGATGATTTTGAAGAATGAGTCAAAGAGAAAATGCGGTTCGGAGGGGACTGCGATGATGCGGTCGACGGGCGGGTCTTCGACAATGAAAGTTGAATTCAGCAGAGGCGCGGCGGAAAAGTCTTGAGAGAGATGCCACGCGTCAAGTGAACCGGCAGCGTCGCTGCGGAAAAGGCCGGTGATGAGACTGGGTTTGTAGCGGTATTCGGCGAATCGCTCTTGGTAGCCAAAGACGAGATCGTCAGTAGCGGGGACGCCTGAAGTGAAAATTTCTTTTTGGAGAATTGCTTGCTCGCCAATGTGGGCGAGGGCGGGGAGGTAGAAATCAAAGCGTGTTCGGCGAGAGAACATGCGATTCAGACCTTGCTGATACGTGAGATCAGCGCGGACAGAGACGATGCCGATAATGAGGCAGTGTTCGGTGAAGCTCGTTGTGAAACCGTGGCCAGAGAGAAGGGCAGTCCCCATTGCCGCCAGGTTGCCCTGGGGCGAAGTAGCGTCGGTGGAATTTGTCTGCGGGATTGGTGAAATATTCACCGGTGAGGAACCGCCGCCGAGGTATTCGGGACGCTGAAGACGAGCGTCAGGACTGGTGACTCCAAAATGGGCTTTGATGATCTCGGTGTAACGAGTTCCGCCTCGCGCGTCACGCTCATAAATTTTTTGGATTTGGAACGCTTGACGAAGCGAATTGATTGTTGCGGCAGTGGCACTACTGAGATCAGTCTGCAGGCCGGAGTTTGTGCCGAATTGAACAGGTGTAGTCACGCCAAGATTGGCGCCAGCGTAGCCCAATGAGTTGCCAACGACGCCAACGAAATTT